GTGTGCCGGACAAATACTATTTGACACCGAAAGCGTGCGCGGGGATCTTGCGCCGTGCTTCGCTTCGTGGCAAGGCACTGCCCGAGAGCTTGCGGATGGCACTGGAACGGCAAGCGAGAGGGTAAGTGCAGGTTTCTGTACCGAACATTCCGCACAGAGCCGCAGCATCGGCTATGCGGAGGAGACATCTCCAACGCTTCGTGCGGGAAAAGTACCCGCCGTATTCGAGTCACATGGAGCAGACGCACGGTATAGCGGTCCCCTTCCTGTTGCACCAACGATTTCCCGTCACTATGGCACAGGCGGCAACAATCAGCCGCTTGTATTGAAGGATCTACAGGCATACGGCATCTCCTCGTTCCAGTCCAACGCCATGAAATCAAGCAATCCGCACTCAGGCATCTATGAGACGGAGAGGGCGCGGACGATTGATCAGAGCGGCGGGAATCCTGCGTGCTGTCAAGGCGGCGTTGCGGTCGTCTCCATCCAAGGATCGATGATCGGACGCTCCGTGAAGAACGGCCCGCAGGGAAGCGGAATTGCGGAGGATGTGAGTTTTACACTCAATACCGCTGACCGTCATGCCGTCTATGCCATGACCACAGGCTGCCACTCTCATGTGGCAAAGGAGAAATGCCCGACGCTGATGGCACGGGATTATAAAGACCCGATGGTCGTCAATCAGCCCGTCTATGCCGTTCGTCGACTGACACCGACCGAGTGCGGACGATTGCAGGGGTTTCCCGACGGATGGTGCGCGGGACTTGAAACGGATAATCCAACGGAGGAAGAGATGGCGTTCTGGCGCACGGTCTTTGAGACGCACCGAAAGATCACGGGTGGCAAGAAACCCAAGACCGACACGCAGATTCGGAGATGGCTGAGGAATCCGCACTCGGATGCAGCGGAGTACAAGATGTGGGGCAACGGTGTCGCACTTCCCTGTGTGTTCTATGTCCTTACGGGAATTGCACATTTCGGTGATTCTGTGTATACAGCACAATCCGCTTGCTAATTCTTCCCACGTGAGTGATGAATGTAATGACCAAAGTACATGAAGGAGGAAACCACCATGAAGGTCAATTACAACATCCAAAAGGAAGAGCGCAAGGCGATGGTCGGGATCGTCGGCAAGGCACTCGGCGAAAAGCCCGTCTATTCCGGCGCACCGACATTTTCCTACAAGATCGGCGCATTCGAGATCACGAAGGACGGCGGTCTTTGCTTCGACGATGCCACCGATGAAGCGACCGTTGCGCGTGTGCGCACGGCACTGCGCGAAGCGGGCTTCACGGCCGAGGACGGGGAGAACGAGGCTTCCTGCGCGGCCACAGCGGCAGACGAGTCGATCCGGACGGAAGAGGCAGTGGATACGGCGATCCAGACGGAAACGGCGGCAGAACCTGCTCCGACCGAGGAAGCGATTGCAGAACCCGACGAGGACAGCCTTTCCATAAGCCTCCCGCGCAGCCTTTTCACGGAGACGGCACTGCAGAATCTGGACGCACTCCTTCTGAGCAAGGGGCGGCTGATTCGCCACGCTTTCGACATCCGGGAAGCGACCTACACCCTGGAGGGCGACCGCATCACCTTCGCATGGCTGCACGGGGCGATCACCGACGAGACGGCAAAGGCATACGCCGAGTTTATCAGTAAACTCTGCCTGATGGCGCGGACGCAAAAGCGCGTCACGGCGAAGGAGAAGATTGTGGACAACGAGAAATACGCATTCCGCTGCTTCCTCCTGCGTCTTGGCATGATCGGAAACGCCTACAAGGTGAGCCGCAAGATTCTTCTGCAGAATCTCACGGGCAGCAGCGCGTTTAAGAGCGGACATCGGAAAGGAGATGAGCGTCATGCATTTTCCGAGTAAGGAACAGATCGCCGCGCTTCGAGAGCGGTATCCACGCGGGACGAAGGTGGAACTCCTCGGAATGGACGATCCGCAAGCCCCGCCGATGGGGACGATGGGCGAGATTCTGGGCGTTGACGATGCGGGACAGCTTCTCGTCCGATGGGAGACAGGATCGTCACTCAGCCTTATCCTTGGTGTGGACTTCTTCCGCATCGCAGAGAAAGGCGGCAAGGGATGAACGAGACGGTTTTCTCACAGATCATGGACATCCGCGATTCGGGGCGGGTGAATATGTTCGACATTCCCGCTGTTCAGAGGATGGCATTTAAGATGGAATTCTACGAACTCATCTGCTTCATCGAGAGAGATCGTGCGGCGTATGTACGCTTTATCCTCACGGGCGAAGAGTAAGTTTTACGGCTTCTTGCACAGCCTTTCGGGGCTGTGTTTCTCTCGAAAAATAAGTGTAGTTTATCCGAAATATGACTTGCTATATCCTGCGTTTAGAGGCATATATACACATGACGAAGGGAACAACCCACACACAGAAAGCGAGGAACACAAAATGAAAAGCGCAGAAGCAAGATGGCCGAAGACCACCACGATGGAACACCTTGATGAGATGCGGTTCGGGACAAGCGGCGCGATCCTGCGCTACGGCGAACAGATCCTTGTCGTCGGGATGGAGTGTTGGGGCTTCCACGCAGCCATCTACGAGATGGTCGAAACGCCGGAGGAGACGGGATTTGCGGATATCGAATGCCGCTTGAACCTCGTCGAAGCCTGCGCGGAGCTTTTCGAGGACGGCGGGCACGCGATGGCTTGGTGTATGAAGCGCATCTAAGCCGCGCCGAACAACAAAACAGCCCTTCGGGGCTGCTTCTCGTTTCTGCGTTTTTGAGTCGCTGACGGCGGCTCTTTTTTGATGGGGGTGATTGCTTGCGGAAACTGAGGGACTACAAGCCGACAAAGTTCATGGCAGAGGACGCGCACTATGACAAAGCGGCTGCGGACTATGCCGTGGGATTTATTGAGTGCCTGTGCCATACGAAGGGGACGTGGGCAGGAAAGCCCTTCGATCTGATTGACTGGCAGGAGCGCATTATCCGAGACATTTTCGGAATTTTGAAGCCGAACGGCTATCGTCAGTTCAACACGGCGTATGTGGAGATTCCCAAGAAAATGGGGAAGAGCGAACTCGCGGCCGCCGTTGCACTGCTTCTTTGCTGCGGCGATGGGGAGGAGCGTGCCGAGGTTTATGGCTGCGCCGCTGACCGTCAACAGGCGAGCATCGTGTTTGAGGTCGCAGCAGACATGGTGCGTATGTGTCCAGCACTCAGCAAGCGAGTGAAGATCCTTGCCTCCCAAAAGCGGATGGTGTATCTGCCGACGAACAGTTTCTATCAGGTGCTTTCGGCAGAGGCGTATTCGAAGCACGGTTTCAACATTCACGGAGTTGTGTTCGACGAACTCCACACGCAGCCGAACCGCAAGCTCTTTGACGTTATGACGAAAGGCTCCGGCGATGCGCGTATGCAGCCGCTCTACTTCCTCATCACCACGGCAGGGACGGATACCCAGTCCATCTGCTACGAGACACACCAGAAAGCGAAGGACATTCTCGAAGGGAGAAAGATTGATTCGACCTTCTATCCCGTGATCTACGGAGCAAAGGAGGATGAGGATTGGACAGATCCTGAGGTCTGGAAACGGTCGAATCCGTCGCTCGGTATCACGGTCGGCATCGACAAGGTACAGGCAGCCTGTGACTCTGCACGGCAGAATCCCGCCGAGGAGAACAGCTTTCGTCAGCTTCGTTTGAATCAGTGGGTGAAGCAGTCCGTGCGGTGGATGCCGATGGACAAGTGGGATGCCTGTGCTATGCCCGTGGATGCAGAGGCATTGGAAGGTCGCGTCTGCTACGGCGGATTAGACCTTTCCTCCACGATGGACATTACGGCATTTGTTCTTGTGTTCCCTCCAACGGAGGAGGATGAGCCGTTTGCCGTGCTGCCGTACTTCTGGATTCCCGAGGAGAATATCGATCTGCGTGTACGGCGCGACCATGTGCCGTATGACGTGTGGGAGAAGCAGGGCTTTCTTATGACCACAGAGGGAAATGTGGTTCACTACGGATTCATCGAGGCGTTCATCGAGAAACTGGGCGAGAAGTACAACATCCGCGAGATTGCTTTCGACCGATGGGGCGCGGTGCAGATGGTGCAGAACCTTGAGGGAATGGGATTCACCGTTGTTCCATTCGGGCAGGGCTTCAAGGATATGAGTCCGCCGACCAAGGAGCTGATGAAACTGACTCTGGAAAAGAAAATAGCGCACGGCGGGCATCCCGTCATGCGCTGGATGGCAGACAACATCTTCATTCGCACCGACCCTGCGGGCAACATCAAGGCGGACAAGGAGAAGTCCACAGAGAAGATTGACGGCGTGATTGCGCTCATCATGGCTCTGGATCGTGCGATCCGCTGTGGGAATGATACGTCGGAATCGGTGTATGAGAGTCGCGGGGTGTTGGTGTTTTGAAATGGAGGATTCTATGAACCTATTCACAAAACTCTTCCGTTCGCGGGACAAGCCTACGAATCATCTCGGCGGCTTGTCCTTTTTGTTTGGGCAGACGGCGGCGGGCAAGGCGGTCAACGAACGGACGGCCATGCAGACAACGGCAGTCTACGCCTGTGTGCGCATCCTCGCCGAATCCATCGCAGGGCTGCCGCTTCACGTCTATGTCTACAAAGGGCAGGGAAAAGAGCGCGTGCCGGAGCATCCGCTGTACTTCCTGCTCCATGACGCACCGAATTCCGAAATGACCTCCTTTATATTTCGCGAAACATTGATGAGTCACCTTCTTTTGTGGGGAAATGCCTATGCACAAATTTTGCGGGATGGCAGAGGGCGTGTTCTGGGACTCTATCCGCTGCTCCCGGACAAGATGGAGGTGAGTCGCGACAGCCGCACAGGGGAACTCTACTACACCTACACGAGAACCACGGAGGAGAATCCAAACCTTGTGGATAAGGGACAGATTCGTCTGCGGCGTGAGGATGTGCTGCATATTCCGGGACTCGGCTTTGACGGTCTGGTTGGCTACAGTCCCATCGCTATGGCAAAGAACGCCATCGGCATTGCTCTTGCGACGGAGGAATACGGCGCGGCGTTCTTCAAGAATGGTGCGCGTCCGGGCGGCGTACTGGAACATCCGGGTGTTCTCAAAGACCCATCGAAGCTGCGAGAGAGTTGGCACGCCGTCTACGGTGGTACAATGAACACGGGCAGGATTGCCGTCCTCGAGGAAGGCGTGAAGTATCAGCAGATTGCCATACCGCCCGAGGAGGCGCAGTTCCTTGAAACACGGAAGTTCCAGATCGACGAGATTGCACGGCTCTACCGTGTGCCGCCGCATATGGTCGGTGATCTGGAAAAGTCGAGTTTCTCGAACATCGAGCAGCAGTCCTTGGAGTTCGTCAAATACACCTTGAATCCGTGGGTAATGCGTTGGGAGCAGTCCCTGCAGAAAGCATTGCTGACGGATAAGGAGCGGAAGGCTTATTTTATCCGCTTCAACGTAGACGGCCTGCTGCGCGGGGACTACAAGAGCCGCATGGAGGGATATGCCATCGGGCGGCAGAACGGATGGCTCTCGGCGAACGACATCCGCAGTCTTGAGGACATGAACCCCATCGAAGC